AGAACGGGTCAGTTTCAATCACTTTTTACAATTCAAATATTCAAAATGGAGTTCCTATAGCAATTATTTTGCAATATGGACATGGAACTCGAAATGGCGGCTGGGTACAGGGTCGAAATTACATCAATCCTGCTATCCAGCCTATCTTTGATAAAATCGTAAATGAAGCATGGAGGGAGGTTACTAAGCTATGAGCACTACAATTGATCAAAGAGTTGTTGAAATGAGGTTTGACAACAAGCAGTTTGAAGATAATGTCAAAACTTCTATATCAACTCTTGATAATCTTAAACAAAGTTTGAATTTGACCGGAGCCTCAAAAGGTTTGGAAAACATAGGCACCGCCGCCAAAAACATTAATATGTCTGGGCTCAGTGGTGCTGTAGAGAACGTTCGTCTTAAGTTTTCAGCTCTTGAAGTCATGGCGGTAACAGCCCTTACAAACATTACTAATTCTGCAATCAATGCGGGAAAAAGAATTGTTTCTGCTTTAACCACAAAACCTATTTCAGAAGGTTTTGGAGAATATGAACTTAAGATGGGTTCTATTCAAACCATTATGGCAAGTACAGGAGAATCCCTCGAAACTGTTAATAAATATCTTGAAGAATTAAACCTTTATGCTGATAAAACCATATATTCGTTTTCAGATATGACGAATAACATCGGAAAATTTACAAACGCTGGTGTTTCGTTAAAGGATGCTGTTGCGGCTATTCAAGGTGTAAGCAACGTAGCTGCTGTTTCTGGTGCAAATGCAAACGAAGCATCCCGAGCAATGTACAATTTTGCACAAGCTCTATCAGCGGGATATGTAAAACTTATTGACTGGAAATCCATTGAAAATGCTAATATGGCAACCGTTGAATTTAAAAATCAGTTGCTTGAGACTGCTGTTGCTGTCGGAACTGTAAAGAAAACTGCGGATGGCATGTACCAAGTTTTGACCAAAAACAACCAGGGTAAACTCATGGATAGTGCGATTAGTGCTACGTACAATTTCAACGAGAGTCTTGCACATCAATGGATGACAACTGAAGTTCTCATTAAAACACTCAATAAATATGCTGATGAGACAACAGATATTGGTAAGAAAGCCTTTGCTGCAGCTCAGGATATTAAGACATTTACCCAACTATTTGATACTTTGAAAGAAGCCGCAGGTTCCGGTTGGGCTCAAACTTGGGAAATCATAATTGGTGATTTCGAAGAAGCAAAAAAAACACTTACCGAACTTGGAAAGGTAATTGGTGGTTTCATAGACCGAATGTCAGATGCTCGTAATGAACTCCTTCGTCTTTGGAAAGAGAACGGTGGAAGGGAAGCCTTAATAGAAGCTTTTCGAAATTCTTTTGAGGCTCTCGGTAAAATTATAAAACCAATTAGCGAAGCTTTTAGAAATATATTTCCTCCGATTACCAGCGAACATTTAGTTAACTTAACTAACGGACTAAAAACATTTACAGAAAGATTAAAAATCGGAGACGAAACTGCTGGTAAAATTAAACGAACCTTTGCTGGTTTATTTGCAGTTCTCGACATGGTTAAAGACGCTTTCTTATTTATATTTAAAGTGGTAGGTAAAGTATTCAGTTTATTTGGTGGTCCAATTGCCAGTGGCATTTTAGAGTTAACAGCAAGATTTGGCGATTTTCTTGTTAAACTACGAGATACGGCCAAAGAAGGAAATATATTTAGTAGAGCTTTTGAGAAAATCCAAACTATTGTTACAACTGTTGCAGATAAAATCGAAGATGCCATTGATAGAATTGGATCGGCGTTTAAAGGTTTTAAATCTATTGATACGGGACCTTTGGATGAGTTTTCGGAGAAGGTAGAAAAAAGATTCCGTCCGTTTACTCGTTTAGGGCAGATATTTAGTAGAGCTTTTGAAGCAATCGTAAAGGTTCTTGTGTGGGCGGCTCCTATCGTAGCAAAGCTCGGAAGTACTATTAAAAAGGGCCTTGGTGCCCTTGCCGATAAAGTAAGCTATGCCGTTAAAAACACAGATTTTAATGAAGTTATCGATTTTATTAACAATGTTTTATTAGGTACTGTTTTATTAGGTATAAAGAAGTTCATTAATTTGCTTAGTGATATTACATCTAGAACTGATATTACATTTGGAGCCAAAGGATTCCTTAAAGGTATCACTGGCGTCCTTGATGGTGTCCGTAGTTCTCTAGAAGCTTATCAGAGCAATCTAAAGGCTAAAACCTTACTTACGATAGCTTCAGCTATTGGTATTTTAGCGGCATCACTTGTTGTTCTCTCTCTTATTGACAGCGAAAAATTAACAACGTCGTTAACGGCCATTACAGTTCTTTTTGTTGAGCTTGCTCTTACGATGAAATCTATACAAAAAACTCTTGGCCGCGGTAAAATGGCTAAAGTCTCCGTCCAAATGATTGCAATGGCTACGGCTATTCTAATTCTATCATCAGCTATGAAAAATCTTTCATCGCTTGATTGGGAAGGAGTAAATAAAGGCATAGTCGGTATTGCGGGTTTGGCAACAGTCCTTGTTGTCGCGGCTAATTCGCTAGATAAGAGTTCTAGAAAACTCATAAAGGGATCTACGGGGTTAATTGCTTTTGCGACTGCAATTTTAATTATGTCAAAAGCGGTCGAACATATGGGTCAACTATCTTGGGAAGAGATTAAAAAAGGTTTAACTGGACTTACAATCATTCTTGGTGAAGTAGTCGCAATTACACGCTTTATGGGCGATCCGAAACGCATGATCTCAACGGGCATAGGTATGATAGCCCTTGGTGCTGCGATGCTTATATTTGCAGAAGCAGTTGAACATATGGGTCAACTATCTTGGGAAGAGATTAAAAAAGGTCTTGCCACAATGGCCGGAGCTTTGACGGCTATTACTGCGGCCTTGAATTTCATGCCTAAAGGAATGATTAACAAAGCAACTGGTATGGTTGTTATGGGAGCTGCCTTGCTTATAATTGGCGAAGCAGTTGGAAAAATGGGTTCGTTGAGTTGGGATGAAATTACCAAAGGTCTTGCCACAATGGCCGGAGTTTTGACGGCTATAACCCTCGCTTTAAATTTTTTGCCCAAAGACATGATCGTTAAGGCTACAGGTCTTATTGGGGTTGCTGCGGCACTTACTATTCTTGTTAAACCTCTTCGTGAGATGGGTAGTATGAGCTGGGAAGAGATTAAAAAAGGTCTTGCCACAATGGCTGGTTCAATGATAATACTCACCGTTGCCCTGAACGCTATGCAAAAAGCAATTCCTGGTGTAGCAGCTATGTTGATTGTTGCGCCTGCTCTTGCTATTATGGCCGGGGTCCTCAGAATGCTTGGTAGCATGCCCCTTAGTGAGATTGGTAAAGGACTTTTAGCGTTAGCTGGAGTATTTGGAGTGCTTGGCGTTGCGGCTCTTATCTTGCAACCTCTTGTTCCGACGATAATCGTGTTGGGTGCGGCTATTGCGCTTCTGGGCGTTGGTGTAGCGGCTATTGGAGTTGGTGTTCTGGTATTAGCTACGGGTTTAACTACACTATCTATTTCTGCTACTGCCGCCGCCAGAGCTATTGTTATTATCGGTTCTGCAATACTAAGTCTGATCCCCATATTCTTCGAAAAAATTGGCGAAGGATATATTGCACTTGGTAAGGCTATTATCAACGGCTCGTCAATCATCAAGAATGCGTTTTTTGTACTTTTAGCAAATGCACTAGAAGCATTTACAAAAGCGATTCCTATGGTTGTTGAAGGAGTGTTTACTTTACTGAACGGTCTTCTTGATGCTTTAGTAAAACACACTCCCGGTATTGTAGAAAAGATATTCGATTTCTTAATTGTACTATTAGATGCTCTCGCAAAAAAACTACCTGAATTGATACAAGTTGTTGTGGATGTTCTTATGGCTTTATTTCATGGAGTCATAGATGCACTCAGCGGAATCGACGTTGACGTTTTACTCAAAGGTATTGCTGGTATCGGTTTATTATCGGCTATCATTATTGCTCTTGGGGCTGTGGCGTCACTTGTTCCTGCGGCCATGGTCGGTGTCCTTGGTATGGGCGTTGTAATAGCAGAACTCTCACTTGTTCTTGCAGCTATTGGAAAACTGGCACAAATCCCTGGTCTGAAATGGTTAATTGACGAAGGTGCCGATCTTATGCAAGGTGTTGGAAACGCAATTGGATCTTTTATTGGTGGTATCGTCGGTGGGTTCATGAGCGGAGTTTCAAGCAACTTCCCCAAAATCGGTTCCGATTTATCAGCGTTTATGACCAATATCCAACCATTCTTAGATGGAGCAAGTAAAATCGATGCTTCCATTC